ATCGAAGGTCTCTACCATATGTTTGAGAACGCCACCAAGGAAATCGAGCGAAATAAAGGGGCGCTGCTAGACAAATACATCGGGGACGCCCTGGTGGAGGCATTCGATTGAGTCGCTCCGGAGCATTGGATAGGATCGATGTATTGCTATCGACCATCACCGACCCGGCCTTCGTCGCAGTCATACGGGCCGAACCTCTGGCGTTGTCCGGGACTCCCATCCTGGCGTACTGGGTCCAGGGCCGGACCAACGGCTGGCAGACCTTGTCGGATATCGGCAGCACGACGACCATCATGGTCCGGGCTTATTTCCGGCTCCAGGCGTCGGCTGATGTCCGGGAGAGTATCGAATTGGAACTCTGGGACGCGATGGTCGAGGTGGACACCAAGCTCCGATCAGATGCCAACCTGGACGGGAATTGCACCGACTCCACGGTCGGGTCCGCCACGGTCGCCACGCTAGACATGGGCGGGGCTTTGTACCGCACGGCGACCATCCCATTCGACATCCAAATTTACGAAGAGATAACGATCACTCCATAGGGAGAGGATATGGCAAAGGGAAGCGGACTGGGTCAACAGATATTCGTCCACGGTTACGACTTGTCGGGAGACGTTGCGGCCATCGACAACGCCGGGAGTCCTCGCGAATTGCTAGACATCACGGCCCTCAACGCCTCGGCCCATGAGCGGGTGATGGGATTGTCTGACGGGAATCTCGGCGTTTCCTCCTGGTTCAATGACGCCACCGAGCAAGAACATGCAGCCTTCTCAAGTCTGCCGACCACCGACCGGATCGTGATGTGGGCATTCGGCGCGACCCGCGGGGACGTTGCCGCTTGTTTGGTAGGGAAGCAGATCAACTATGACCCAAGCCGTGGAAGCGATGGGTCGTTATCCTTCACCATCGACACCCAGGCCGCATCGGGGGAGCCGCTGGAGTGGGGCAATACATTGACCACTGGCAAGGAGACCCACACCTCGGCGGCGGTCTCCACCAGCCGGGACGACGGGGCCACGACGGGTTACGGACTGGTAGGCATCCTATCAGTCACCGATGTTGATTCGGGAACAGCGACCGTGAGCATCCAGCAATCAAGCGATAACGCGACATTCGCAGATATTCTATCTTTCGTGGCGGTCGATTCCTCATCGGCTCCGACCGCCCAACGGTTGACACTCAGCGGGGCGATTCTGCGATACCTCCGGGTGAGGACAACCGGGACATTCACGAATTGCGATTTCTGTATGGTCACCAGGAGAGGCACCCTGCAAGATGATGTTAGCCTCAATCCATAATGGACGACCTCCAGGAGGAATTGCGCCTAGCGCGGGAGGAATTAGAACGGCTAAAGGCACCAACATCGGACAAGTCCGACAAAATCCAGATGACCTCCGGGGATATCGTCCGGCTCGTAATAGCCGCCCCAGTCGTGTTCGTGTGGCTATTCCTGGGAAGCCGCATCATCATTTCAGCGACCACATCGACTGCCGTTTTGGGCAATATAGAACCCCTGTTACTTGCGCTCAGTATTTTAACCATCCCGGTTACGGCCATACTCTCCAGTTTATTTCGAGTCGATGGAAATGGTAAATGACCTTATTTGAAAAGATATGCCGAATGGTCGGGGACCGGCGAATCCCGTCTTTCAGGATGCCGGCGTTCAGATGGTTCACGGTTGGATTCGCGAACAAGCATGTGACAACGGTTGTGGTCTTGTCCATCGTGGTGAGCGGTCTGGCAGTGGCCGTGGGCCTGTATTTCGCTGTCAAGGATGTGATGAGTTCCACCTATAACTGGCCGGAGCCAGCCGAATACGATGTGACCCTCGACGGCTTGCAAACTATGGGAAAGAAGAATCCGGACTACCCGGACGGCACACAATCGATGACTCTCAGAGTGGGCTTTAAGGACGGGACTCGTGTCGATCGTGTTGTGCTAAAAAACCTTGATCTCGGGAAGGTAGGGCTGGCGAAATCCTTTGAGATAACTAGAAACGCCACCACCGGGGTCACTGGGGCGCAGGCTTATCTATTTATCGGGGACATCGTCATCACCAACAGCAGCGCGCCCACTTTGGCCTGGGGCAATATGGAACTGGGGTCTGTGACACTCGCAGCCAGGGTCGATGGGCACAGCCAGGAGATACAACAGGACTCAACCATAAGTCAGATCATAATCGACTCAGATAGGGGGTCAGGCACATATACCGCCCAGGACTCAAAAGTGGACAGGGTGATTCTGCAGATCAATGGCTCTACCTTGGGGGCCAGTATCGGGGTTTTGGAGATCGATAATGTGGACGCCTCGGTTGGATCCTGGTCGTGGGATTACGTAAAAGCTGGCAGTTTGAGCCTCGATGGAAGTAACGAATTTGGAAATTCTACGGGTATAAATGTGGCAAGTGCGACCTGGGCAGATACGATTTCCGCCCGTACCATCGTGGACAACCTCGTCGATGTCCCAATTTCGGTGAAGTGATGAAACATCTCGGTCTCATCGGCGCCGTCCTCCCGCTGGTATTACTAGCGGTCGCAATGATCGGCTGGGTTTTGACGGTCAGGAATGACGTTACCGACGCGGTCAAGCAGATAACCGCCGTCCAGGAGGAGATCGCGGCCATCAATGAGCGGATGGAGAACGAGCGGACGCTTCGGACAGACCTCCACCTCGACCAGGCGGGAGACCTAACGACCATCACCAACGGACTCAGTGACAGGCTAGGCGGTCTGGAGACCGACCTCGTACTGGCTAACGATCAGATGGCGACCATTATGGGGGATCACCTCGGCTTCGCGGACGTATTGCGGGAGCTGGGAGAGATCGGGGTCTTGCCGACCGGAGAGCGCCGGGATTATGGCGGGTACGGCAACAGATGACGCGGAGGATAAGCAATCGGCTTAATAACGGACTGGACCGGGACGGCTTCACCTTGGGAGTAAGCCTGGATTGGAGCCATGTCTTCCTGGGGATATGCGGTCTTGGGTTTGCCGCCGTGATCTTCTTCGTCGGGCTGGCTTATGGCGTGGGCGTCTTATGCGATTCCTAGCCCTGACCGTTCTGGCCGGCATGGTAACCGTCATCGGGGGCGGTCTGATGTTGGGCTGGCTATATGAGGGACCGCGGCGGTGCCTTGCTAGGTTAAAGCGGCGATGTGTTGGCTGATTCGCCACTGGTGGTATCGGTCACCGCTCCGCTGGGAGGTCCGGCGTTGCCGCCTATGCGGTCGGAGGGAGTTGATGAAGTTCAAGCCCGATGGGGCGGAGGTATGGGTTAAAGCCTGATGTGTTGGTTTAACCGACATTGGTGGAGATCACATCCCGAGGAATGGGGAGTCCGGGTCTGCCGGGTCTGCCGGGTCAGGGAACAAGCGATGTATCACTCGGCCACCGGGCTTTATTGGATACGACTTTGAAGACAACCGCCTTCCGGCCACAAATTCTGGCAAGTATTATCGCGGCTACTTTATTCTGCTGTCTGACGGCCTGGATCGGCTGGAAGATGGAGGCCGTAGAAGTCATCACTGGATTAACGGGCGCGTTTATAGGATTCTTGGGCGGAATCAGTTTACGGATCATCGACTCCGGGACGGATGAGGACAAGGAATGACGAGTCGAGGGTTATTGACCCATTTCGTACTCAACCGCCCACGGGACCACTGGCGGGAGGTGAGCTGCTTGGAGGTCGGATGCGTCAACTATGCGACGGGCTGGAAGACCATCCTCCCGGCGGATGATATAGCCAACATAGAACTGATCCGGAGGTCGGGGATGGGCTTCAGGGAGGAGCGCGAGGACGGCTTGGTCGTCTTCATCTTCACGCCGGGACAGGAGTGTTTCACCGGCCAAGGTGGAGGACATAAGGTAGCGGTCGGGCGTCAACCGATACTGATGCGGGACCAACGGGTCATGGAGCATCTGGAGTTCATGGATAACTGGAACGATCACCAATATCGGAGGAGTAAATAATGGCTAAAGAATCAGGTCTAGGAATGACGGTGGCGATCGACGACTCAGGCACCACCGCCCGGACTATCTCAAACGACATAACCTCAATCGACTGGGCAACGCCGCGGGAGGAGCAAGACATCACCGGCCTCGACAAGTCGGCCAGGGAGCGGCTGTTGCTCCTGGCGGACTTCACGGTGTCGATCAGCGGGGTATTCAACGATGCGTCGAATATGTCCCATGACGTATTCAAGACCGTCCCATCGTCTAGCGTGGCGCGGACGACGACTCTCACGATCTCCAGCCAGGTACTCGCCGGGGAGTTGTTCTATACGGACTATGCTCTGGGCCGGTCGTCCTCCGGGGAATTGACTTGGTCGGCGCCTGGTGCATTGGCCGGCGGTGCCGTCCCAACGTGGGCATAAATGGTGGCGACTAACGGGACTAAGGCGGGGGTCCGCAAGGGCTTCCGGCTTCCGGAGAAGACCGCCCGGATAACCTTTGAGGGGACGGACTATGACGGCGCGGAGATACAGCTCCGGCTTAGTGTAACGTTCGCCCAGTTCATCGCCCTCAGAGAGTCCGCGCAAGGAGAAGACCAGGAGGGCATGGCCCGGTTATTCGGCCAGAATGTCCTGATGGATTGGAACCTGGAGGATGACGATGGGAAGCCGATCCCGGCGGATGGCGACGGTATGCTGGCGATCCCGCTGGAGTTGACCAATCTGATCGTCCAGCATTGGGTCGAGGCGGTGGCGGGTGTACCCGCCCCTTTAGAACCGCCATCCGGAGATTTCAGCACGTTGGCGGCGGCATCGACCGCGACGGGCGAATGATAACCAAACCGTGGGAACTGGAGGAGGCCGAATTGATTGACGGCTTCTGCCAGAGATATTCCTGTCTACCCTCCCAACTACTCCAGGAGGATGCGACTATTCTCCGGATGTTGGCTATTGTTCAGGAGGGAAAACCAGAGGGCGATGGCTAACGAAGTCGAAATAAAAATTACGGCAGATGGATCCAATGCCGAGGCGGGATTTAAGAAAGTCAAATCCGGCTTCTCAGGCATGAAAGATAGCATCTTAAAACACAAGAAGGCTATAGGCGTCGGCATCCTGGCTATGGGTGCCGGGATAGAGGCGCTGGCTGAGAAACAGCAACCATTGACCGAGGCAACCCGGAAACTCGCTGTCCAAACTGGTTTCAGCGAAGACGCGATCCGGGATATGGCTACTGAACTTTCCAACGCTACCTTCCCGCTAGATTCTGCCCTGGAATTGATGAAGCTGGGGTCACAGCGGGGACTTGAGAGCGAGGATGCGCTGAAAAAGTATGCCACGTTCTGGGATACCATCGGGGACGCTACTGGTCTGAGCGCCGAAGCATTAGCTAACTCGGGATTGGCCCTCGGAGCCTTGGGTATAAAAGCGGGAGAGGAGGAAGAAGCTCTTGCAGCGTTTGGCCTTGTGATGTCAAACGGTGCGGGGGACGTTGGTGGATTCCTGAAGATGATCGAGAGG